TTGCTAAAGATAACATACCAGAAGATACCGACTTGGGTATGTCACATCTAAAAATACCTATATTGTACGGGTTTGTTAGAACCCCCTTGGGTGGGTTTTTTAACCATTCGGAAGATGCAAACTGTTACATACAAGAAGAGTTAGATTGGGATGACTACAGAGTTTTTCACGTCTATACTTTAAGAGATATACAAATTGGTGAAGAGCTAACTTTAAATTATCATATAGACCAGGAGCCATAATGTACGAATACAAGTGCGAAGTTACAAGAGTAGTAGATGGTGATACAATCGACGTTGTCGCTGATCTAGGTTTCTCCATATTACACAAATGCAGGGTACGTCTTTTTGGAATAGATACTCCAGAATCTAGGACTAGAGATTTAGACGAAAAAGTTAGGGGTAAGTTAGCATCTAAGTTTTTATCTGACGCCATACAAAATGGTGAAGATGTAATACTAAGAAGTGAACTAAAAGACTCTAAGGGCAAGTATGGCAGAGTGTTGGGCACAATTATAGTAGACGGTGTAGATGTTAATCAACAGATGGTCGATAAGCATTTAGCGGTAAAATACTACGGCCAAAGCAAAAAAGAAGTAGAGGATGAACATTTAAAAAATCGTGATATACTGATTTCAGAAGGGGTATATAGCCCGGAATAATATGGCTAAGAAAGTAAAAAGTAAAGGTAAGATATGTCCAGAGGGCAAAGCTTGGGCTAAAAGAACTTTTGATGTTTATCCCAGTGCTTATGCAAATTTAGCCGCCTCTAAATATTGTAAAGATCCAAACTACGCAAAAAAAGCAAAAGGTAAAAAGGTTAAAAAAGCCAAAGGTGGACTAGTTTCTATAAGAGGTCAAGGCGCCGTTCTGCGAGATAGGTTAAGATAATGGGTCAACTCAAACAATGGTTGAAAGAAGAATGGGTCCGTATGGATTCCAAAGGCAACATTATTGGCTCATGTGGTGGCAGAAAAGAAGCTGAAGGTAAGCCAAGATGCTTGCCTAAGAAGAAAGCTCAGGGCATGTCAAAAGCAGCTAGAGCAAAAATTGTCCAAAGAAAAAGAAGAAAAGATCCGGACCCAAACAGAAAAGGCAAACCTATAAATGTATCAACTAAATTAAAACAAGGAGGCATGGTGAGTAAATTAAAACCTATACCAAAGGGCAATAAGGGATTACCTAAATTACCCAAAGAAGTTAGAAACAAAATGGGCTATATGGCTCAAGGTGGTCTAGCTAAACAAAACAAACTTAAACTTAAAAATGGTGGCTTTATTGCTAGAGGGTGTGGTAAAGTTATGAGTAACAGACGTAAGGTTACATCTGTAAGTTAGGAGTAATTATGCAAAGAATACCAAGAGCAAGAAAAAGCCCAAAGGCTAAAAAACGCTTACCATCAGGTTTGAAAAAACCTAGTGCAGGTAGAGTTGGAGTTCGTGGCAGAATGCTATCCAAAGGCGGTAAAGTCAGAAAGATGTCCAAAGGAGGCTCAATGAGAAAGATGTCAAAAGGCGGTTCAATGAGAAAAATGTCTAAGGGCGGATCAATGAGGAAGATGTCTAAAGGTGGACGTATGCGAATGATGTCAAAAGGTGGCAGAATGCGTAAAATGTCGAAGGGTGGTATGTTAGCAGGAAACGCAAATAGAAGGCGTCAAAGAGCCCGAAGAAGATAATAAGTGCCACATCTAATAAGTAATATCCCACATTTCAAATGTTGGGTAAGAAGAGAATTTACCCATAATCATGAAAAATACCACGATGAGTATATACATGCTCTCGCTATAGCCGTTACCACAATCCCAGACAGATCGCTTAGTTTTCAAGTAGTTTTTACTGGTGAGGAATCTAATTGTGAAGATTTTGATGAGCCAAACATACATGGCGGAGCTATGTGGGCTCGTATGCCTATACAGGCTTTAGTGGCAGACATCCCTTGTGAAGATTTTCCTGTTCCTATGGAAGATCATCTGGCTCAACCTTGGGACTGCGAATCACGAGAACACTCTATTATCGTAATGGATAGAGTAAGCTCATCACCTTGGATCGCAAAAATAGACGGAGATTTTTACCAAGCAAAATATATGTTTACTGTGGATTACACAAATAGCGATATTGCAGATGACCCTGCACAACACAAACAAAGTCATGTATTATATATAACAGAGGATTGTGAATGGAAAGGTAACTTTGTTGCTTTACCTAACAATAGAGTAAGGGCAACAAGTCCTGCGCTCTGGGTGACAGGTGAGGGTGCACCAGACTTTAGACCTTCGCAGTATAGACACTCAGCAGAGGGACACGAAAGCTACCTAGATCCAGCAATCACGTTTAATAATTTATATGAAGATTAATGGCGGTATCAGGTAGCACAGACTTTACACCAGACATAACAGAGTTTATCGAAGAAGCTTATGAGCGTTGTGGTATAGAGTTAAGAACAGGCTACGATCTGAAGTCTGCTATTCGATCAGCAAATATAATGTTAGCTGAGTGGGCCAACAGGGGTCTTAATCAGTGGACTATATCTACAGGAACACAAACAACTACAGAGGGTACAGAAAGTTATCAATTAGGTACAGATGTGATAGACGTCTTAGATGTGGTGGTGCGAAGAACAGAGGGCTCCACAACTACTGATACAAGACTGGAGCGCATATCAAGATCGGAGTATTTTAATATTCCAAACAAGTCTACTAAGGCAAGGCCATCTCAGTTTTTTTTGGACAAGCAAAACAACCCAACTTTGTTTGTATACCCGGCGCCAGAAAACTCAACTGATATAATACGGTTCAATAAACTTACAAGGCTTGATGATGCCGATAACGCTAGAAATACTATGGATATACCGTTTAGATTTTTTCCCTGCTTTTCGGCAGGCTTGGCATATTACATAAGTATAAAAAAAGCCCCACAAAGAACTGCAGAATTGAAAGCTATCTATGAGGAGGAGTTTAGACGTGCTGCAGATCAAGACGAAGACAGAGCATCTTTTAAGATAAGACCGTTTTCTAGAGGGGTTGTCTGATGGCTTTTGCTGTCGGTAAACATGCACTAGCCCATTGTGATAGATGTGGGTTTCGCTATAAATTATTAGAACTTAGAAAAGAGTGGAATGGGTTAAAAACCTGTCCAGAGTGTTATGATCCAAAACACCCACAATTAGAGCCACCTACCTATGTGGCAGATGCAGAAGCTCTGTACGATCCACGACCAGATAAAGATAAAGAGAATAATAATTTTGCAAGAGTTTTTACAAATACAGATACGATAGGCTCTAACTTTGATCCATTAAGCGCTACATCAGCTCTAGGAAATGTTACTATAACTACATCATGACTTTAGCAGAACTGAAAACTTTAATACAAAATTATGTGGAGTCAACTGAAACAACATTTGTTAACACCTTAGATGATATTATTAAAAGTGCAGAAGAACGAATATTTCAAGAAGTACAATTCGATTTTTTTCGTAAGAATGTTTCTGGCTCTGTAACAGCAGGTTCAAGATTTTTGACTGCTCCCTCAGATTACATTTTGTCGTTTAGCCTTGCCGTTATAGACGGTAATAGCGACTATCATTATCTAGATTTAAAACACCCGTCCTTTATGCAAGAATTCAACGAAGATCCAGCAGATACATCGCTACGAGGTTTGCCTAGATTTTATGCCCAATATGATAAAGAATTATCATCTGGAGCAGATAACGGCTCAACCTTTATAATAGCTCCTGTACCTGATCAAAGCTATAGCGTAGAGCTTCATTACCTATATCAGCCAAATTCTTTGGTAAGTGATACTACTGGTACTTGGTTGTCAACAAACGCACGTAATGCGCTACTATATGCTTCTATCGTAGAAGCTTATATCTTTCTCAAAGGTGAACCTGATCTTTTACAAGCATACGAAACAAGGTATAATCAAGAAATTCAAAGGCTTAAAAATAGAGCAGAGGCAAGGGGGCGTCAAGACGAATACCGTTATGACGCACTGCGCAAGCCTGTAACTTGAGGAGTAATATGAAGCCAATCAAGAAGCTTTTTAATAAGTCTATAGCTATTGTCGGTCTTGGTAATAGCTGGTACGAGTACAATATTGCAAAAACTCATGGTGTAGTTTTTGATGAAGTATGGGCAATTAACGCAGTAGGTTGTGTAATTTTTCACGATAGGTTGTTTATGATGGACCCAGCCAGTCGATTCCTAGATTCTGATGATGCTGGCGGTCAGACTAATGCTATGCGTGAGATGTTGGTTAAACATCAAGGGCCGATATACACGTGTGAAAAAGATGACAGATGTCCTGGTCTTGTAGAATACCCTGTAAATAACGTAGTAGAAGATACAAAAAGTTGGTATCTCAACAATACCGTAGCTTACGCTGTGGCTTTTGCGTATTGGAACAAAGTAAAAAAAGTATCAATATTTGGTATAGATTTTACCTATACATCCAATCCTGGTTATGCAGAGGCAGGACGTGGGTGCGTCGAGTTTTGGTTGGCTAAATGTTTAGATGCTGGAATAATAGTCGATATAGCACAAAGCTCTAGTCTTTTAGATGCCAATATACCGTCGCAAGATAAACTATATGGGTATCACAGGCTAGATGACCCACGAGTAATTGGTATTGATAGTCATGGCAACCCACATGTCAAGAAAGTAAGTCAGATACAGATTCCAGAAAAAAAGAAAGAAACAGGCTATCTTGACCGATATGACTCGCACAAAAAGGGCCCACCTGAGCCTAAGGTTTATTAATGAATCAGAATGGTGAACCTAAGCTTGGCCAAATTAGAGTAGCCACTTCACAAAATGGTGGGCATTCAGCTGAGTTTTGGGCAGAGGAACTAACAAACAAGATAGTTAGCTATAGCAAAGATAGAGAGCCCCATATAGCAGAACAGGCAAGAATGTTCAGAGATGCAATCTATCAAGTATGTTTGATTTATATTAAGAATGCTTTAAAATCATATAAAGGTACGGTCATACAAGAATTGATCAAAGGTGGCGAAACCGATTTAGCAAACATAATTAGGAGATTATAGATGGCAATATCATCAGCATTAACAACAAGTTTTAAAAAAGAGCTTTTGCAAGGAGTTCATAATTTTGCGTCTGGTGGCAACTCATTCAAGCTTGCTTTGTATGCGGGTGCTACTGCCTCTCTAGGAGCAACGACTACAGCTTTTGCTACTAGTTTGCCTGGGCAGATTACAGGTACAAACTATACTGCAGGTGGAGCAGCTCTAACGCCTGGTGCAGCCGCACCATCTTCTACAGGAACAACCGCTTTTGTAGATTTTGCAAATTTAACTTTTTCAACAGCAACAATTACGGCAAGTGGATGTTTAATTTATAACGACACACAATCTGATAAGTCAGTAGCAACCATAAGCTTTGGGGCGTCAAAAACTTCGACAGCAGGCGATTTCACAATAGTTTTTCCAACCGCAGGAGCAAACGCAATAATTACCATAGCATAGGGGTAAAGACCCTATGGCTATAGATACAGGTTGGGGCAGAGACAGCTGGGGATCAGGCCCTTGGGGTCAGCCTGCAGATATAGAAGTATCTGTTTCAGGATTATCCGCAACTTCAGCACTCGGCACTACAGCCCAATCAGCGGCAGCCAACACACCAGTAACAGAACAAGGCGCTACTAGCGGTCTAGGCACGCTTGCTTTCATAGGTAAAGCTAACGTCGCAGTAACAGAAAGAGGGGCAACAGCTGCTCTTGGCTCTATAGTTGTTCACGAAAATGAAAGAGTGTCAGTTTCGGGACTTAGCATGACAAGCGGTCTAGGATCTGTTTCTACGATAGCTAAAGCAAATGTTTCAGTCTCGGGACAACAAGCTACAGGAGGCGTAGCATCTCTTTTAATTTGGTCTTTGGTTGATACAAGCCAAACTCCAAACTATAATGAAGTAACAACTACACAAACTCCTAATTGGACAAGTTTGTAAAAGGATAAAAAATGGCAACGTACGTAAACAATTTAAGATTAAAAGAAATAGCTACAGGGGACGAATCAGGTACTTGGGGAACTTCCACTAATACTAACTTAGAGCTTATTGGCGAGGCTTTGGGCGTAGGCACTGAAGCTATCACAACAAATGCAAACACTCATACAACGACCGTTGCAGACGGTAGTAGCGATGCTGGTCGTTCGCTTTACATAAAATACACAGGTGCTTTAGATTCAGATTGCACAATAACTATTGGGCCTAATACAATGAAAAGGGTTCACATAATAGAAAACGCTACAACTGATTCTGGGAGTAGTGGTCCCTACAATATTATTATTTCACAAGGTTCTGGTTCAAATGTCACTATAGCGAATGGCAAAGTAGCCGTTGC